GACCAACTCCTGGTGTCGCATCTTTGGCCTCCAACATTCCTTTGAGCCGCAAGCTGAAACTTGCGCCTCTTTGGCACTTGAGGTGAAACAATTTCTTCAGGCCTGCCCTTCCTCTTCGGAGGAGGCTCGTATGGCTTTTCAGTCCATAAAGAAATTGTTGCCGCCTTCCTGCAAGTGCATGGAGGGGGAAATGTTGGAGAAGTTGATCGCGGGTATGCTCTATCCGCGTGATATCAACCTTCCCTCCGGTTATCTGGCGTTCGCCAGGAAGATCGCTGCGGAACTCTTCCCCGTCGGGTGGGACCGGTCATACCGGTCTCACGTGACTTCGACCGGCCCTTCGTTGTCGTCTTGCTTTGCCGTGCCCCGTTCTTGGGGCGGTGGCTCGACGATTTCGATGGGTCAGGATGAGTTCTTGCAGAAGGCTTTCGGATCAACAGATTTCGAGCTTGAGCATAAGTGTGAGCCACTCGTGGTCCAGTCGGCTGGAAAGCCGAGACCGCTCACCAAGTACCCGGCGGAGACTCTTCTTTTGAAGCCTCTCCATAAGGCGATGTACGATCGCTTGTCCGAGTTACCTTGGTGTCTACGAGGGGATCTCACAGCTGATGCGCTCGATCTTGCCGGCTTTAAGAAAGGGAGGGGGGCGTTGGTCTCTGGCGACTATAAGTCCGCCACTGACAACCTCCCACTAGTCGTCGCGGAGGCGATTCTCGATGTGGCGCTTGAAAACGCCACCAGGGTTCCGGAGTCGGTGCGCGTTAACGCGCGCGCTCTCCTTCGCCCGGCCGTTGTCGAGATGACCCTCTGCGGGCCGATGGACTGTGGGACTGTCGTCGCTGGGCAGCAGATGGGAAGCCTTCTTAGCTTCCCGCTTCTGTGTGCTCAGAATTACACAGCTTTCCGGTGGGCTCTTTGGAGCTTCAGACCGGACGGGTTTCAGCGTTACCTTATCGGTGACGTGCCTGTGTTGATCAACGGGGACGACATTCTCTTTCAGGTTTGTGACCCACGGTTTTTCCGTGCGTGGGTCTCCACGGTTCGCCTAGTTGGGCTTGAGGTTGAGTTGTCGAAGACCAGCTTCGAGGACGATTTCGGTTCTTTGAACAGTACCCTTCTTCGATGGCGGGGGGCCTACCTTCGTGTAGTCCGGACCGTCAGGATGGGTATGTTGCGTTCATCCGATTTCGTCAATTCGCTCTCCTCCAACTTCCGAAACTTTGTCTCTGGGCTTGGGTCTCGTTCTTACGAGGCCGCTTGGCAGTTCTTTTCTTGGCATCGTCCTGCGATCCTCCGGGCGGGCCGGACGCTTCGGCGTCTGGGCTTCTCGGGGGCTCTCGCGTGGCGGGTGGCCAACAAGATGGGCCTTCAGCGGGTTCCGCTGAGAGACGGTTTCGGTAACAGAGCTCTCCCCCCTGCGCCGACTTTCCACAACTTCGTCTTGACACGCGAAGAAGTGGAGTACGTACCGAGTACGTACGTCGACCAGGGTGGGCTTGAGGACTCTGTCCGCGAAATGATCTCCTGGAAATGGTCGTTGTGTGGGTCATATGATCGACGGGGGTCGGCCTTGAGTTACCTTGCTGCACTTTCGCAGCCCGGCCTCAGTTGGTCTTCCTTGTCTTTCTTCGAGCACCGGTTTCCCGGGTCGAGACTTTCACAACTTCCGAGGATGGAGATCGAGAAGATTGCTTACTTCAGCGCACGCCCTTCGAGGGTCAAGTGCCTGCCTTTCATCCGCAAGGTTGAAAGATTGCCAGCGTACGCTGAAGTAGTCGGGGATGCCCTTGAGAGTGGCCCCACCTTATGCCAATACGGTCTTCATAGACTTAGGTTGGCGGGTGATAAGGAGGCTCTCAAGCAGTGGCACGGGTGATGGTTGGCGTCGGGCAGCAATGACGTGGATGATTGCAACGCCGACGGGAGCCGGATGTTCGATTCTCCGGAGTGGACCTAGACGGGTCCCAAC